TGATAAAGAATTTCAGGAACATGCTGTTGAGCATTGGAGCAGACCGCAAGAAGGCTGTAGATGCAGTTTGATCTCAATCACTCATACACAGGCAAAACAGTACCTGATGGATATGAACATGAGTGCATAGAATAAAGAGATATAAGTGAGCACGGATGTTCTTTTACATTACGATAATTTAGATCAGTCGGTTAAGATGCTCAAAAATATCTAAAAATAAGGGCGTGGGGTTAAAAGTGGATAATAAGAAAAGTTCAAAATTTCTTCTTTATATGTGGTTAATCATATTTATTCTAGTTGCTTTAGTATATTGCTCATATAGATCTTCAACAGAAGTAAGAAACCCCTCTGAAAGTAAAACAACTCTTCCATCTGAAGCGACTAGCTCTAATACAAAGTACAGTTCTTCAGAGTCGCCAAGTGTAAAAGTAGAATCAAATTTTTCACGTAGAGTTCAGATTCAAACTGATTCCCGTATTGCTCTAGAAAAATATTTGAAAGATCCCAAAAATGCGGAAATTAGAAACCATAAAGGAAATTGTGGTGAAGTAAATAGCAAAAATAGTTTCAATGGATATTCTGGTTTTAAAAGATTTATTGCCAGCCCTGCAATTGTTGCGATTGAGGGTGAGAATATGAACCTAGAGGAATTTCAATCAGCTTGGGAACAAATCTGTAAATAAGAATCGAGCAGCTCAAAGAGCTTTTTATATCTTCACTTAACCCACCATTCGGTGGGTTTTTTATTGCGAGTAAAAACATGGCTGGTAAAGAATTAACCTTTAAACTTGTAATGGAAGCTGACACAAAAAATTATGTGTCTAATGTTGAACAATCTGAAAGCATTACAAAGGCCGTTGTCGCTGTAATTAAAAGTGAAGCTGATAAGTTAAAAGCTGCTTCTACTGAAACTGCAAAAGAAGTTGGGAAAATAGTTCCGGATGATTTGCAGAAGAAAGCTGATCAGGCTGCCAGCAAGATCGATGGCTTAGGTAATACAATTCAGGATACTGCCATCAAGGCAAATAAGGCAGGCTTTGAGATTGGTGAAGCCATTCCAGGTGATGCGCTCCAACTTGCAGAAATGCTGGGTACTAAATTCTTTACAGCGGCCAAGGAAATTGAAGCTCTTGGTGACAAATCGGTTATCAGTGCAGGTGAGCTACGCTCAATGTCGAGCATTGGTGAGCAAGGCATTAATGAGCTTAATTCAGCACTAAAAGCTGCTCAGGCTGAATTGGTTCGGTTGCAAAGTACGGATGGTACTTTAAAAGATATTGAAATCGCCAAGCAGCGTGTTTTAAGTATTGAAGATGCTATTAAAGAAACGTCCAGTGCATTTAATTACTATCAGGACGTTGCCGTAAATGCCATGCGTGGCGTGGACAATGCCACCCAGTCTTCGATTAATCAGTTGCAACGTTTTAGCTCAGTAGATCTTGGCCAAGTGGTAGGAGAGGCACAGACTGCTACCCGTGCAATTCAGTCAATGGGTGAGGGGGCCAATCTCAGTACTAAAGAAATTGAGCGAATTGGCACTATTGGTACCAACAGTATTAATACGCTTGAAAGTGAACTGTTGGCAGCAAAGAATGCTTTCTCGGCATTAGAACAAAGTAGTGAAGCTGTTACTCTTGATGAAATTAAGGCTGCAGGAGAAAAGGTCAAAGGTCTTGAACAGGCAGTTGATCTGACCAAAGCAGCATTTGCAGATTTTGATACACAAGCATCCTCTGCAATGCGTAGTGTATCGACCAGTGCAGATGATGCCGCAACCAGCGCAAAGCAGACCGGACATGAGATCTATGAGGCTCTAGGCATTAAGCCGCCTACAGTCATCAATGATGCGATTACTGCACTTGAACGAAAGTTAGAGGACTTTAAAGCAAATAGCAAATTGCCGGCTGAAGAAGTTGAGCGCGTTACCAGAATTACCGAACAACAGATTGAAAAACTCAAAAATGAGCTTCACGGTGTTGAACCGGCAGCAGAAAAAGCAAATTCAGGTATATCCACGCTATCTAAGGGTATGGATGTTACTCGATTTGCTGTTTCTGCCTTGGTCAGTGCATTAGCTGCTATTGGTATCGGTTTAGGTGTACAAGAGATTATTCGGGCTGCTGACAGTTACGCTAATCTTTCTGCTCGAATCAATATTGCAACTAAAGAAGGCGGCAACTTTACTGCTGCAATGGCGGGTGTGCATCAAGTGGCATTGGCTACTAACTCAAGCTTGGAAGCTACAGGAGAGTTATTTACCCGTTTAAATGCAGTTGCTAAAGACATGGAAATGTCGCAAAAGCAGGCACTGGAGCTTACCAAGACAGTAACGCAAGCTATTAAAATCGGTGGCAGTTCAGCTGAGGCTGCAGAAGGTGCAATACAGCAATTTATTCAAGCTATGCAAGGCGGTGTTCTTCGTGGTGAAGAATTTAACTCCATTATGGAAGGTGGATATGGTCTTGCTGAAGCCTTGGCTCGGGGATTAAGTGTCACTACTGGCGAATTGCGTAAAATGGCCGAGAATGGCGAATTAACTGCTGAGAGGGTGGTTAAGGCACTTCATAGCCAGGCTGATGCTGTACAGGAAACTTATAACCGTTTCCCGCTTACCGTAGGCAACGCACTACAAAAGATCGCAACTTCTTGGCAGATTCTGATTGGTGAGATGGATCAGGCCAATGGATCTTCAGCAACTGTAGCTCAATGGCTTTCCACATTGGCTGATAATATGGGTTTATTAAAGCCTATTATTGAAGATATGGGTAACGGGTTAAGTTGGGTCAGTGACCGGCTTAGTCAAATAGACCCATCTACAATAGATGCTTTATATATAGCTCTTCAAACGGCGTATGATGGTATAAAAACGTTAATATCAACTTTAGCTGATACTGGCCAAGCTTTAGATGATATTTTCAATACTGTATTGAGCACTATACTTAGCTTTGATAATGGAATAAATGAGGCAAATGCTAATACGAATGGCTTTACTAAAGCTCTACAAGTCATAAATGTAGCCCTTGGCTTTTTAACTGATGGTTTTGTGGCAATTGGAGTTTCTGTAAAGCTTTTCACAGGTGGTTTATATGCATTGGGAGCTGCATGGGCAGAACTGAAAAGTAAATTTACTTGGGGTGATGTTAAGCAGTCAGCCATTGGTGAAATGAATGAGATGGATGCTCGTTCTAAAAAATGGCTTGAGGATGCTAAGAGTGATTTAGCACAATTTGAATCTCAAGGTAAGAAAGCTTGGGAGGAAATTGGCAAAACCCAAGAACAAAAGAACGCTGAAAGTATTACCCAAAATCAGCAGACACTAGATCAACTCAAAGCTCAAGAAGAGAAGCATAAGGCTGACTATAAGGCAATTAGCGATGAACGGATCAGACTTAATCAACAATTAGAGGATGCGCGTAGATCTGGTAATCAAGCCTCTATTGATTTAGCTGTAAAGGGTTTAGCTGATCTGGATGCCAAAGAAAAAGCCTATCAAGCTGAAAGTCAGAAAATTACTGAAGGGAAGATTCAGGCTGCACAAGTCGTTGCTAATGCAATGATTAAATCTGCAGATGCAGCAGGTTTGGCTCAACTTAAAGTACTTAACGCTCAACTTGCAGCTCAAGGGTTGCAGGCTGCGTTTGATGGTACGGGTAAAGTAATTGTCAGTGCAATGCAGCAAGGTACTACCGCGACTGAAGGTCAAACCAATGCTACAGATAAAGCCCGTAAAGCAGCTGCAGCGCTAGGTATTGATCTGGACGTTTCTTTAAATAGAGTTTCTGCTGCCTTTAAAGAAAAAGAAGGTCAGTTGAATAACTTTGCCAATGGACTTAAAGGCTTGGGTATAGAAGGCAAGCAAGCCGCCAACGTGACCTATGAGGCTTGGTTAAAATGGTTAGAAGCTGCCAAAAGCCAAGCTGAAATTGATTACGCAAGTTCTAAGCTTAAAGAGTTTGGTGATCAAGGTAAGGTTTCAACGGGCCAAGTCGAACAGGGCCTAATTGCTATCAAGATGCAGGCTTTAGAACTACCGGATGATATTGATCCGGTGACAGAGG